GTAGTTCAGGAACAACAGGTAGTTCAGGGTCAGCAGGAAGTGCAGGAACAACAGGTAGTGCAGGGTCAGCAGGTAGTGCAGGGTCAGCAGGTAGTGCAGGGTCAGCAGGTAGTTCAGGGTCAGCAGGAAGTGCAGGAACAACAGGTAGTGCAGGGTCAGCAGGTAGTTCAGGAACAACTGGAACTTCTGGGTCAGATGGTGATTTTGGAGGCGCTTCTTTTAAATATGAATATGATATAAGTTACGATTACAATTCAAATCCTGGTGCAGGTGAATTTAAAATATCTCAAACTTCTGCCATTGCAGAAACAACTCCAGTAAATGCAAATATGCTCATTGTTCATAATACGGATAATGATGCTTCTGATATTTCTGCATTTTTAAGAACTGTTGATGATTCGACAAGTCCTATTAAAGGACATCTTAAAATCCAAGCAAAACAGGATGCCACAGAGTTTGCATTATATGCAATAACCGGAGCATTGACTGAAGAAACAGATAATACATATGGAAATTATTTTCAATTTCCTTTTGCATTTTTGTCAGGAAATTCTGGAACTAGTGGTATTGCAGGTATGAGTGGTTTAGTAGATGAGCGAGAATATTATTTAACATTCGCAAGAGCAGGTGATGCAGGGTCATCAGGTATTGATGGTTCATCAGGTAGTTCAGGTAGTTCAGGTTCAGCAGGTAGTTCAGGTTCAGCAGGTAGTTCAGGTTCAGTAGGTAGTTCAGGGTCATCTGGTAGTTCAGGTTCAGCAGGTAGTTCAGGTTCAGTAGGTAGTTCAGGGTCATCTGGTAGTTCAGGTTCAGCAGGTAGTTCAGGGTCAGTAGGTAGTTCAGGATCATCTGGTAGTGCAGGGTCAGCAGGAAGTGCAGGGTCATCAGGAAGAGATGGTAGTTCTTATATTCACTCTCAACCTAGCGTTTCTAGTATATGGACTATAAACCATCAGTTAGGTACACGTCCTGTTATTGCAACATTTACAGATTTAGATTATAAAATTATATACTCAGAGTCTTCACAATATGTTAATAATAATCAACTTAAAGTTGTATGGTCTGAACCTCAAGCGGGGTATGCCGCGGTTTCTTATGGACAAGGGTCTTCTGGAACTGCAGGAGCAGATGGTACTATGTCTGCAGGTTCTGTTCGTTATGGATTTGATACTAATACTGTAACTTCAACATATCCAGGTACAGGTGATTTAAAATTTAATGATAGCAATTTAGGAGATGCTACTGAAGTTTTTATACATTCTCTGGATAATACGGCAAAAGACATTTCAGGATTTTTAGATAATATTGATGATTCTACTAATCCTGATAAATTTTATATGAAGGTGACCAAAATAAATGATGAAAGTAAATTTGTAATTTATAAATCTACGGACGCTTTTGTTCAAAGCACATTCAGTGGCATCACATATTATAAAAATAGTAGTTTAACATATCTTTCAGGTTCTGCAGGTAATGTTGGAAATGGTTTTGATGCAGATACAGAATTATCAGTATCATTTAGTAGAACAGGTGATGTAGGTTCATCAGGGTCAGCAGGTAGTGCAGGGTCTGCTGGTAGTGCAGGGTCTGCTGGTAGTTCAGGTTCTTCTGGTATTGATGGGGTATTTATTGGTTCATCAGGGTCATCAGGGTCATCAGGGTCATCAGGCAGTGTAGGGTCATCAGGTAGTTCAGGGTCAGTAGGTAGTTCAGGGTCATCTGGTAGTTCAGGTTCAGCAGGTATTGATGGTTCATCAGGTAGTGCAGGTTCATCAGGGTCATCAGGTACAACAGGTTCAGCAGGTAGTTCAGGAACATCAGGTGTTACAGGATCAGCAGGTAGTTCAGGACAAGATGGTGTTTTTGGAGGAGCCGCATTCGCATTTTCATGGGGGACTAGTACCCTTACTCCTTCTGGCGATAATGCGACAAATGGTATAAGTGCTGGACAAATTAGATTTAATGGTGCTCCAAATGGTACAAGTCTTCAAATGTATGTTTCTGAAACTGATGAGGATGGAACTGCAATTCAAGAATTTCTAAAAACTATTGATGATTCTACAAGTACGATTAAAGGACATGTAAAACTTTCTGTGCGTAATGCAGAGGAAGATTATAACATTTACACTATACAATATACGGTAAATAATACAGGACATCATGTAGTACATTTAACACATATTGATGGAGATGAATCATCATTTAGCGAATCAGCTAATATTATTGCAACATTTGCAAGAACAGGTGATGCTGGTAATCCAGGAACTTCAGGTAGTTCAGGGTCAGCAGGTTCAGCAGGTAGTGCAGGGTCAGCAGGTAGTGCAGGGTCAGCAGGTAGTGCAGGTTCTTCTGGGACAGCAGGTAGAGATGGTGGTTCATTTACACATTATCAGTACGAGCCTAGCCAAATTTGGACTGTTCAACATGGACTCGTCCAGCGTCCTGTTTCTTTTACTGTTACAGATTTACAATATAATGTAATACAGACAGAATCTGCACAATTTACTAACAATAATTCATGTAAACTAGTTTTCGCAGCACCTCAATCAGGATATGCTTCCTTTACTTTTGGTGCAGATGGTACTGCAGGTAGTGCAGGTAGTGCAGGGTCAGCAGGTAGTGCAGGGTCAGCAGGTAGTGCAGGATCAGCAGGTAGTTCAGGAACATCAGGTAGTGCAGGGTCAGCAGGTAGTTCAGGAACAACAGGTAGTTCAGGGTCAGCAGGTAGTGCAGGGTCAGCAGGGTCAGCAGGTATTGATGGTTCATCAGGTAGTTCAGGGTCCGCAGGTAGTGCAGGGTCATCAGGCAGTGTAGGGTCATCAGGTTCAGCAGGTAGTGCAGGGTCATCAGGTAGAGATGGTGGGGCAGTTATGCATGCCCAAACAAATCCTTCTACTATATGGACTATTACTCATAACTTGAATCTGCGTCCTATAAGCATCATAATAACAGATCAGAACTATAATGTACTACTTCCAGAGACAATTCAATTTACGAGTGCAAATGTTGTAAAAATAGTATTTTCGGCTGCTCAAGATGGATATGCACATCTTACTTTTGGTTCACCTGATTTTGGTGCAGTAAATGCTTCTATCATACCTGATACTACTGATGCGTATGACTTAGGTTCATCTGACAAAGAATGGACAACAGTGTATGCGGGGGCTCTTGTATCAGGTGATATTATTATGAAAAATCAAGAAGGACACTTTACAATTGATGAACAAGCTGATTATTTAAGAGTATACAATCATTCAAATGGTAAATATTACAAACTATTGATGGAAGAAATTTAGAATTAAATACAAATTCTATGAATGTTCTAGGTTGAGGAACATATAAATATAATTACGATGAAAAGTTTAACTAATATCTATAGAAATAATATTCGAGACCATACAGAATATGATGATGATATACCTATGCATTATGATGATTATGAGGGTCGCATGGCAAAACAGAATCTCTATAAACTTCATAAATATTCAGGAGAGTTATTTGAGATGCTACATGATTATCAAGAAATAGAATCGTGGGCACAAGAAAAGATTGCAACTGCGGTTGATTATATAGATTCTGTTAAGAATTATCTTGAATATGAAATGCAATATCCTGGTGAAGAGAATGCGTTTGAAGATGTTGAAGTTCCTTGTAATAATACAATGCAACAAGAACAAGTTCATTGCATTGATGATATTTTACCTGATATTAAAAGAAGCATTAAAGAAAATACAACTTTTAAATTTAAAACAAGAGATGATTACGAGATTATTGTAAACTCAAGGATTTCAAAAAATATTTATGAAACATATTTGAAATTAAACGACTACAATAAAGAAAAATATTCTAATAATCTTGTACAAAGTAAAATTAGTTTTTGGAAAGTTGCATCATTTGCAACTGCATAAGGATACAAAATGAGTCAAGTATTTAAACCTGTTAGTTATACAAATTTAGCGAACTTAACAATAGGAAGCACATCTGTAGTATCCACTGTTTGGAGTCCAATCGGTTCTAAGACATGTTTAAGAATATCTACTACTGTAAATTGTCATTTTAGAATTGACGACATAGTTGCTGATGCAACTGCAACTGTTACGAATCCTATTTTAACGGCAGGGGCAGATGCTTATATTGCAGTAAATAGTAATGCGGTTAAAATTTCTACAATTGGTCCTAGCACCCCTGTAGATGACCCTATAATTCAATTTGTAACTGATGGAGGTAATGAATCATATCATAATTTTAAAATAGGAGATACAATTAGAGTTTTTGATACTACTGGAGGAGATTATGCCGTTTGGAATGGAAATACTTGGGAAGTAACAAAAACTGATGTGAATGAGGCTGCACTAGGTTCTACTAGGATTGCAGTGGCAACATCTGGTTCTACCGATGCCCAATCTATTGGAGGGATTGCAAGATTAGGGTTTCAGATTTCGGCCGTTCTCTGCGACGTCACTGCAAGTTCCGGTTTACTATCAGTTACAGAAGTTGCTACAACAGGATAAAAAAATGTTAAAATATGCTGATTTTGTAAATGGTGTAAAAGAAAAACCTGTAGAAGTTGACCCTCATACAGGTGATGAAATTGATGAGAGAGTATTAGGTGTACAAGACCGAATGAAACTTTCTCGTAGAATGAAACGTTTTCAACATAGAATACAAAGAAAACGCAAAATTCAAATGAGAAGAAAAGCGGATATAGGTAGACTTACCAGAAGAGCAAGAAAAGGTTCTAGAGCAGATTTAAAAAAGAGAGTATCTGGTGGTAAATCTTATAGAAAAATGAGTATGGGTATGAAAAAAATGATAGATACTAAATTGGAAACTAAAGCAAAGAAAAATTTGATAAATAGGTTCACTAAAAGGAAAGTTAAAGAAAAACGTAAACTTGATATTGCGAGAAAAAAATGAAACTCATAACAGAAATAAATGAAGACCTTGAATATATTGTTGAAGATATTAATGGTAAAAAGCATTTGTTCATAAATGGGGTCTTTATGATGAGTGAAACTAAAAATCGTAATGGACGAATTTACCCAAAAGATATTCTATTTAATGAAGTAAATAGATATAGAGAAAATTACGTAGATAAAAAAAGAGCATTTGGCGAACTCGGACATCCAGAAGGTCCTACTATAAACTTAGAACGAGTTTCGCATATGGTAACAGAATTAAAAGAGGATGATAAAAATATTATTGGAAAAGCGAAAATTATGGACACGCCCTATGGTAACATTGTTAAAAATTTAATTAATGAGGGTGCTAAATTGGGCGTATCTTCAAGAGGCATGGGTTCACTTGAAGAAAAAGGTGGTGCTAATTATGTAAAAAATGATTTTTATTTGGCAACTGCCGCAGACATTGTAGCAGACCCTTCTGCTCCCGATGCGTTTGTTGATGGTATTATGGAAGGCAAAGAATGGATTTGGGATAATGGTATTGTAAAAGAATCCACTATTTCAAAACTTAAAGAAAGTGTGAGGAAAAGCCCTGCTTCAGATCTTGAGTCAATCAAGTTAAAAGCATTTAATTCTTTTCTATCAAAAATTTAATAATGATAAATATAAACAGAGATTTTTCTCAAAATATAGGAGTTTCTATGACAGAAGAACAAGAAATTCTGAAGCAGGAGCAGCAAGTGCAAGCGGAAACAGAAGCAAATGTCTCAGAAGAAACACAAAAAACAGATGTAACTAATACTAAACCTGTTGGTTCTGCATCTAAAAGGTCTTTAGATAAATCAAATCAAAAAGACCCAACGCCAACCATTGAAGCAGACCAATCATCTGATGATGTTGGTGCTGACCCTACAAGGAGTGGTGCTGAAGATGGCGGTAAAACTACTACTAAACCAAACTACACGAAAAGTGTAGGTAAAGCCAAGAGCGGAAAAGTGTCAGAAAATGCTACTAGAATGGGTATGATCAAAGATATTTACGACATACTACAGGAAATGGATAAAGATTCTATTGAAGAAATACGTAAAGCGTTGTCTGAAGAGGAGTCCAATGAGGACATCACAGAAGATGATGAAGATACTAATACAATTTCTGATGAAGAACTTACAGAACTTAAAAAAGAATATCAAATTGATGTGAAAACAGATGTTGAAGCCTTGATTCAAGGTGAAGAGTTGTCTGAAGAATTTAAAGAAAAAGCGGCTACGATTTTTGAGGCTGCTGTTTTTGCTAAAGTCAATGAAGAAGTTAATTCTAGAGTTGAATCTTTAGAAGAGCAATATACGATTCAACTTGAAGAAAGTATCTTGTCCACTAGAACAGAGATGACCGAAAAACTTGATGATTATCTCAATTATGTTGTGAAAGAGTGGATGTCAGAAAATGAACTCGCAATTGAAAAAGGTATTCGCTCGGAAATTGTTGAAGATTTCATGGTTGGACTTAAAAATCTGTTTGTCGAGCATTATATTGACATTCCAGATGAAAAAGTTGACCTTGTTGATGACCTTTTTGCTAAGGTTGAAGACCTTGAAGAGTCTTTAAACAAGGAAATGGATAAAAATGTGCAACAGCAAAAAGACTTAAAAGAATATAAAAAGTTTGAAGCGGTTGCTAATGTATGTGAAGATTTGACTGATGTTCAAATCGAAAAAATGCAAAAATTAGCAGATAGTGTAGACTTCGAAACTGATGAAGATTACACGGAGAAATTGCAGGTAATTAAAGAAAATTATTTTCCTGCTGAAGGTTCAGTAAAGGTAAAGGAGGGGACTACATCTGATGATTCTCAACCTGAAGTTTTAACTGAAGAGGAAGCCAAAGAAGTTGAAGAAACGGCAGAAATGTCTAATGCTATGAGATATTATAGTTCGGCAATCTCAAGGTCAATTAAGAAATAATCCTAACGCACCCTATAGGAGAAAATAAAGTTATGTATTTATCAGAACAATTACAAAAAAAATGGGGTCCTATCCTTGAACACCCAGATTTGGGTAACATCAAGGACCCATACAAGAGAGCAGTGACAACTATTCTTTTGGAAAATCAGGAAAAATCACAACACTCAGAATCAGAAATTCTTTCGTCACAGAATTTTTTGACTGAGGTAGGATTTGGTGCTGGTACACTGCCAGACTCCCCTGAGGCACATACAGCCGCCGGCGGCGGTCACGTTGCAAAATTTGACCCAATTCTTATTTCTCTCGTAAGACGAGCGATGCCTAATTTGATTGCATATGACGTTTGTGGTGTGCAACCAATGACAGGTCCAACTGGACTAATTTTTGCTATGAGAGCAAAAAGAGGTTCAGGGTCCGAAACCGAAACTTTTTATGACGAAGTTGATACAACTTATTCGGCAAATAGCGAAACTACTCAATTACCAGCAGCCGGAGCTTTCAATCCTGGTTTGCTTACAGTCGCTAACTCCGCCGGCACTGTCGCTGAATCTAATACTTCGGCATTAGCAACTGGTGGAGGTATACCTACAGCAGCCGCAGAACATGCTGCTCCTCAATTAATGTCTTTCAGTATTGAGAAAGTAAGTGTAACTGCAAGGTCAAGAGCCTTGAGAGCAGATTATACTATGGAAGTTGCACAGGATCTTAAAGCTGTTCATGGACTTGATGCTGAAACAGAACTTTCTAATATTCTTTCTGCTGAAATTCTCGCTGAAATTAATCGAGAAGTTGTGAGAAAAATATATCAAGACTCTAAACCAGGAGCACAACATAATACCACTAACGCTGGTATTTTTGACCTTGATACAGATTCTAACGGTCGTTGGTCTGTTGAAAAATTTAAAGGTCTTATGTTCCAAATTGAGCGTGAAGCTAATGCTATTGCAAAAGACACACGTAGAGGGAAAGGTAATGTTATCATTACTTCTTCTGATGTTGCTTCTGCACTTCAAATGGCCGGTGTTCTTGATTATGCACCTGCACTTGATAGCAATAGTTTGAGTCCAGATGACACTGGTAACACATTTGTCGGTGTTCTTAATGGTCGCTATCGTGTTTATATTGACCCATATGCAATTGCATCTAGCACTAATTGGTTCGTAGTGGGGTATAAAGGTTCTTCAGCATATGATGCTGGTATCTTCTATTGCCCATATGTTCCATTGCAAATGGTACGTGCAGTTGACACGGCCACTTTCCAACCAAAAATCGGATTCAAAACCCGTTATGGTATGGTAAGAAATCCTTTTGCTTTGGGTGCAACTGCACCTGGAAGTGCCGGAGGTGCTGATATTGGTGGAGATAATATAACGGCAGGACGAAGTAATGTATATTATAGATTAGTACATGTAGCTAACTTAATGTAATTTTTACAATACATTAAGTTGTAGTACAGATGGGGACCCTATCTTATGAGGGTCCCCTTTTTTTATGTGAAAAATATGTAATTTAATGTTTAAGGTGAATCTTTAACTCCACATAATCATGATATTTATAATTGGTAATGGCACTTCTAGAAAAAACGTAAATCTTAATATTCTTAAAGAACACGGTAAAGTAATAGGATGTAATGCGTTATATAGAAATTTTACACCAGATATTTTATTTACATATGATTCAGTAATTTTACATGAATTATTATCGTCAGATTATCCTAAAAATAATGAAGTATATATTCTTAATGAAATATCTTTTTTACCTGAAATGGTATATTATGATATAAAAAGTCAATTGATTAATCCAATAGAAAATGATAAAAATGATAGTGCAGAATTCTTATCACATGCTGATGATGATGGAAATCAGTATATTTCTTGGATTCCAAGAGAACACAAAATAAAATTTACACCATGGGGAGAAGGTGAAATATATATTCCATATAATGCAGGATGGTGTGCTATAAGGTTAGCATATCTTTTATACGGCACTGAAGAAATTTTTATGATAGGATTTGATGTTTTTGGTGCTAGGAACAATATATATGATGGAACAAATGGATATTTTTCGTCAGATACACCTCATCATCAAGAAAATGAACGTGTATTTTTATTCAATCATTTACCTGTTATATATCCTGATATAAATATAAGGAGAGTCATTGATGATGGTTCTGAACTTGAAAATATACCAAGCATTACATACGAAAACTTATGTCAACATACTCGCATCAACCTGAAAACTTTAATTTCTTCAACCCAATAGGATTTAAATTTGAGGTTGATAAACTTCCTACTGTCAATTTTTTCTGTCAAGCTGCCACCCTTCCAGGTATGACATTGGGAGAAACAATACAACCTACACCTTTTAGAGATATCCCTACACCTGGAGATACAATTCAATTTGAAGAATTGTCTATTAGATTTGTTGTAGATGAAGAAATACGAAATTGGTTGGAAATAAAGGATTGGATTTTTGGATTAGGATATCCAAATAGTACAGACGAGTATGCTAAATTAGCGAATAAAAATATAGAAATAAAACCAAAAGGTGATAGATATTCAGATGGTGTATTAATGATCTTAACCAGTAACAAAAATGCACAATATAAAGTCACTTTTCAAGATTTGTGGCCTGTAACATTAACTGGTATACAATTAGATTCATCGGTAGCAGAAGTTGATTATATTACCGCAGATGCCACATTTCAATACACAATATATAAAATAGAACGGTTGATTGGAGAACATTAATTATGAGGTATAATGACATTAGAAGAAATACAAAAATTATGGTCTAGTGATAGTCAACTTGATGATTCACAATTAGATAATGAATCTCTTAAAATTCCTGAACTTCACCACAAATATTTTAGAATATTTTCGGATGAAAAACTTAAACTTATACGCATGTATTCTAAACAAAAAGAATTGCGTAGATTGAAATGGCTGTATTATACAGGAAAATTAGATCAAAATACTTTAGAAAATTTAAATTGGCAGGTATTTGACCTTGATATAAAAAAGAATAAAAATGATTTAGAAATGTTTATTGAATCTGACAAAGACATTTTAGAATTGTTTGAAAAAATTGCATATCAAAAAGAAAAAAATGAATATCTTGAATCTATTATCAAGTCTTTAAATACACGAGGTTTTCAAATTAAAAATGCAATTGAATGGAAACGTTTTACAATGGGGAATTAAATGTCTGATTTATATGATATTTTGATTATATGTAATTTGCATTTGTTTGCAGAGGACCATGGCACAATGGGGGGAACTGAAAGACAAATAATTACTGTAGCAGAATCTTTAGCGAAAGAAGGTGTTAATGTAGGATTAGTACACTCATTAAAAGAAGGGACTGATAAGATTATAAATGGAGTAAAGCATCTTAACAAATATAGACATCATTATGATTATTCTAAAATAAGATTACATGTTAATCAACCTCAATATTATTTAAATGGACATGGTGCGTATTCAATGGCTAATAATCATCATGTTCCTCATATATCTAGTATAGAAAAAAATTGTGCTGAAAAAACATATCAGTGGTTTCATAATTGGTTTTTTATGACTCAGAATATTGTTCCTAGAATTTTTAATTCTAAAGCAGTGCGAAATTATGTAATGTTGGACAATCCTTATAGTCAACATATGATGCCTTTTTCTGAAGATAAAGTTATTTATTACATGATACCTAAAGGACTAGAACAAAAACCTCAAAAGAAGAGAGACAAATATTTGTTTTGGATGAGTGCTTTTGGAAAAGGCATGAAAGAAGCAGTTTTAATGTATATTTCATTATATGAACGAGGATTAACAGATAGACCTTTTAAAATATGCGTACCACCACAAAGAAATAGAAGAGATGTTGATATTTGTTGGCAAATGATACATGATGTAGGCAGAAAACGATATCCTATAGAATTTTTAGGAGAGTTAGAATATAAGAGTGCAATGTATCAATTAAGTAATGCCGCTTGTCTTTTTCGAGCCGGTTCTCCTCAAGAAACTTTTGGATTAGTATATCTTGAAGCTAATCAATTAGAAGTACCTGTACTTACATATAAAGGAGATGCTGGAGAAGAAATTTTGCAAGACGAGAATAATTTTTTTATAGGACCGAATAATACATTAAAGGAAATTGGAGATTGGTTAATTGATATAGAAAAAAAGAAAACAAGTATTGATATGAGCAGATTTGACCCTAAAAAAATAACTAAAGAATGGATAAAATTGATTGGGAAAGCGTAATGTCTAAAGAAATTATATGTATTAATTCGTATCCAACTATAAAATCACATGTTAATGCGACAGTTAAAACATTTAAAGAAGCCAAAAAATTAAATATAGATTTGATGTATGTCTCACATCACAAAAAAGTCCCAAAATATATAAATGATAATGCAAATCATATTTATGTTGATGATAGGAATGAAGTTTTAGGTTTCAACGCACCGAAAAAATATGATTATGTATGTAGACCCATATTAAAAAATACTTGGTTTACAGGGGAGAAAGAAGATGTAATACCATCACATTGTTATGCACATTATCTAAACATAAAAAATTCTATACAAATTTCAAAAATATTAGGTTATAAGTATGCTTATATTTTAATACATGATGCAGATAATTTTTTCTTTGAAAAAAACTTTGATGTCAGTTTTTATCCTATGAGAGAAAATATTAAAACACATGATATGGTCTTTTACATACAGCCTTTGTTGTATGTTAAAGAATCATCTAACGTTTTATCTCCAGCAATATTTGCAATAGACCTGTCATGTAATGCGGTTACAAAGTTTTTTAATATGAATACGATTGATGAATATTCAAAATTACACAACAAATGGAGACCTTGGTTACAAAATAAATTTAAAAATAATATACCGTTATTATATCCTTGTACATATCTTGAACTTGTTTTCACATTAGAATTTCAAAATATAAAGAAACATGTAATACCAGTACATGTTCCTGACGGCACTTGTGGATTTTTCCATTCTCTTTCACTTCAAGAACCACCAAAAAACATGTCGAATGATGAAATTATAGAGTATCAGAACGTATCAAAATGGAGAAAAAAATTAAATATTGTACGAACATAATATTCTTCAAAAAAATAACTAAAGAATGGATAAAATTAGTTGAAAAATCCTAATGAACTAGCAAAAGTAGGTGAATATTTAACATCTCCTTCTCAAAATGCAGAACAAAAACGATGGCATTCTATAACTGCATATATCAAATATTTTAATTTTAATATAGGAGCAGAATTAGGTGTGTCTACAGGATTGAATTTTGACAGTTTAATGCAACTGAATAAAAATTTGAAATTATATGGTATTGATTGTTTTGAATCTGAAGGTAATGAATTGGAACAATATGATAAAGGAATATATCAAGGAAGAACTCAAACTGATGCAATAGAAAACGCAAAAAGAATAGAAGCAAAATATCCTAATAGAGCAAGAATGATTTTTAAAAGGACAGATAAGGCTTGTGAAATTATTCCTGACGGACATTTAGATTTTATTTTTATAGATGCTGACCACACGTATGAGGGTGTTATAAGAGATATTGAAATGTGGGAACCTAAAGTGCAGAAAAATGGATTAATTATGGGGCATGATTTGAATTGGGGTAGTGTAGCAAAAGCAGTTGGTGAGAAATTTTCTAATTTTTGGATATCCGCCGATAATGTGTGGGCAAGTCCTAAGTATTGGTACAATGATATACGAACATAATACTTTTCTTATAGACAAAAAGAATGAAGTATTTATGACTATACAGGCCGAACCTGGACTTGCAAGAGAATTGAGTGATTTTTTTACATTTTTTGTTCCTGGATATCGTTTTATGCCATCATATCGTAATAAGATATGGGATGGTAAAATTCGTTTATATAATCTCTCAAATAACCATCTTTATTGTGGTTTAATTAATTATGTTGAAAAATTTGTTCAAGAACGTAAATATAAAATTGATTATAAAACAAGCCCAAAGAATATAAATGGTTATAATCAAAATGATTATGAAAGACTTGTAAGGTCTCTCAATCTTGAAATGGTGCCACGAGATTATCAAAGAGATGCGTTTTTGCATTCAATTAATTATGAACGTTCATTATTACTTTCACCCACTGCATCAGGAAAATCTTTAATCATTTATTTGATTTTACGTCATTATCAAATGCGTTTATCAAATTTTAAAGCAATTGTAATTGTACCAACGACCTCTCTTGTTGTACAAATGAATTCAGACTTTGCTGAATATGCAAAAAAAGACAGATGGAATGCAAATGATAATATTCATATGATTTATTCTGGTTACGATAAAGTTTCAGATAAACCTATATTTGTATCTACGTGGCAGTCTTTATATAAAATGCCTCTTGGATATTTTTCAGATTTTGATGTGGTCATAGGAGATGAGGCACACCAATTTAAAGCAAAGTCTTTAACTGCAATTATGGAAAAGACTATTAATACACGATATCGTTTTGGAACCACAGGAACACTTGATGATACACAAACACATCGTCTTGCACTTGAGGGGTTATTTGGACCAGTTTATAAAGTTACTACTACAAAAACATTAATAGATAATAATACACTTTCTCAATTTGAAATTAAAGCATTGGTATTGCAGTATCCAGAAAAAATTTGTAAATCACTTAAAAATGCAAATTATCAAGAAGAAATTGAGTTTATAATATCAAATAAAATAAGAAATAATTTTATACGCAATTTAGCATTGAGTCTAAATAATAATACATTGATATTGTTTCAATTAGTAAAGAAACATGGCACAATATTATATAATATAATTAAGGAAAAAACAGATGTCTGTAATAGGACGACTTTTTTTGTATTTGGAGGCACAGCCACCGATACCAGAGAAGAAATACGAGGAATTGTGGAACATGAGTCTAATGCCATTATCATTGCAAGTTATGGCACATATTCTACTGGTATCAATATCACTAACCTTCATAATATCATTTTTGCTTCCCCATCTAAATCTAGAATAAGAAATTTGCAAAGTATAGGACGAGGTCTAAGAAAAAACGATGCTAAAGAAATTGCAACACTTTATGATATTGCTGACGACTTATCTTACAAATCTCATAAAAACTATACGCTTAACCATTTCATTGAACGTATTAAAATATATAATGAAGAACAATTCGAATACAAAATTCTTACAATACCTATCAGAGAATAATATGTCAGAATATAAATATATTCAACTTACAAACGGGGACCATTTGTTTACAATATTGCATTTTCCGGAAAATAAGACAGGATTTCTAAAATTAAAACAACCATTAAAACTCTCCATGAAAGAAAATGACCATCATATACAATTTGGGTTTATGCCTTGGATACCATTTACAGACGATGAAGTAATACCATTATCTGCAAAAGCAATTGTTACTATTGCTAATTTAAATGAAGAATATATTGAATTATATAAAAAAGGAGTAAATCATCGTACAAATACAGAAGATGTATTAGACACGGAAGATGTATTAGACCTTGATGACTCTAATATATCTAACGTAATACTTAATTAATATCTCAAAACGGGACATACTTATAATAACACATTGTCAAGGGTTTGTCAAGTTCTTGACTATTATCTATATTATGATATAATATAATGATACTGAAAGGAGTAATTAATGGCTAAGAAAAAACCTAGACACTATGTAAATAATGCAGATTTTTTAGAGGCGCTAATACAACATAAATCTAATGTAAAATTTGCTGAAGATAATGGAAATGAAAAACCTCTTTTACCAGATTATATTGGTGAATGTTTTTTATTGATTGCACAAAGATTATCATTTAGACCAAACTTTATAAATTATGTATTTAAAGATGATATGATATCAGATGGTATAGAAAATTGTTTACAATATGTGCATAATTTTTCACCTGAGAAATCGCAAAATCCTTTTGCATATTTCACTCAAATAATATACTTTGCCTTTATTCGTAGAATTCAAAAAGAGAAAAAACATTTATATGTAAAGTATAAAGAAATGGACCGATTACATTATCTCTCGGATAATATTGAAACAGGACCATATGATATGGGGGGAGAATTTATGACTGAAGTTGCATCTAATGATATGAGAATTATGATAGGCAAGTTTATTAATGATTTTGAAGTAAAAAAGGCAGAAAAACGGAAGAAAAAAATAATACCAGAATATACAGGTATATATGCAATTAAATAAAATATGAAAATAGCATTAATCACAGATACACATATAGGGGCAAGAAATGATAATATGTTGTTTCAAAATTATTTTGACCGTTTCTATGAAAATATATTCTTTCCATATATTGATAAACATAATATCAAGACGTGTATTCATTTAGGTGATGTAGTTGATAGGAGAAAATATATTAATTTTAGGTCTCTTAATTATTTGAGAAATGACATATTTGGTCGTATGTGGGAGATGGGTATTGATACACATATCCTTGTTGGAAATCATGATTCCTTCTATAAGAATACTAATGATATAAATTCTATGCAAGAATTATTTTCAACATCAGATGGTCTTTGTGAGCCATGGATATATCCAAGCCCAAGAGAACATGTATTTGATGATACTAAAATTCTTATGATGCCTTGGATTACTTCAGATAATTATACTGAATGTATAAGTGCAATCGAGAATTCCGAAGCACAAATTATGATGGGGCATCTTGAAATTACTGGGTTTGAGATGCATCGTGGACAAATATGTGATATAGGATTTGATGCTAAACTATTTTCTAAATTTGATTTGGTATTTAGTGGTCATTTTCATCATAAATCTACTCAAGGAGGTATTACTTATCTTGGCAATCCTTATGAAATTATTTGGTCGGATTTTGATGATGCACGAGGGTTTCATATTTTTGATACTGCGACAAGAGATTTAGAATTTATTCAAAATCCATATCACATGTTTTATAAAATTTATTATGATGATTCTAAAGAAACTTTTGAAAGTATTAAGAAAAAAGATTATTCGGTCTATAATGGTACAATAGTTAAAGTAATTGTTACTCAAAAGAATAATCCATATTGGTTCGATACGATGTTGGATGAGTTATATAAGGCAGATGTTGCAAATGTATCAGTGGTTGAAAATGTTGACCTTGAATTTGAAGATGATTCAGTAGTTGACGAAACTGAAGACACATTGACCATATTAAGCAACTATATTAATACATTAAATATTCAAAACAATAAAAAAGAACTTGACAGTTTAATTAAAACTCTTTATAATGAAGCATTAGATTATGAGATTGCAGCATAACACATAAAAAAGGAAAAAAATATGGTCAGAGAAAACACTGAAAAAGTTGATATAGAAATATCAGATGAAGTTTTTATGGCATTAGCAATACAAGCTCATGAAAGAGATATTACATTAAATGCTCATATTAATGGGATTTTAAAAGAAAAGATTAAAGCATTGGAGTATCAATTTGAAAATGGAACAAAACCTCAATTCCTTACTGAAAACGAAACTTGATGAACTCTTTGTATTTGAAAAAGAATACAATGAAACAAAGTCAATGACTCGTGGTAAAATGCATTTACGAGATATTGCACACGCAAATGTACATATTAAAACAAAAGAAATTATTGAAATATTAAAATCAAATTACAATACATTTTTATAAAGCATGATTTTATTCGAAAAAATTAGGTGGAAAAATTTTCTATCAACTGGGCAGAACTTTATTGAAGTTGATTTGAATAGGAATCCAACAACTTTAATTGTTGGTGAAAATGGTACAGGCAAATCTACTATACTTGATGCTCTCGTATTTAGTTTATTTGGCAAAGCATTTCGCAACATTAATAAATCGCAACTTATTAATTCAATCAATGAAACAACATGTCTTACCGAAGTAGAATTTGTTATAGGTAAGAAACATTATCTAGTTCGTAGAGGTATCAAGCCTAATCTGTTTGAGATTGAGGTTGATGGAGTAATGATAAATCAGGACTCAAAAGCCAGAGATTATCAAGAACAGTTAGAGAAAAACATCCTTAAACTTAATTACAAATCGTTTACACAAATTGTGATACTCGGCAGTTCATCGTTTGTGCCTTTTATGCAATTAAAATTAAATGACCGCCGAGTAATTATTGAAGATTTGCTTGATATTCAGGTGTTTTCTACAATGAATTTGCTTCTTAAAAATAAAGTATCAGACCTTAAAAATGACGTTGGGCAAAATGAACTTGAAATATCAAAAAATGAAAATGCAATTGATTTACAGGAAGATTACAACTTAAAGATGAAGCAGGATAATGAACAATTGATTTCTGTTAATCAAAAAAAGATAGAAGAATCTAATGAACATATTGTAACATATAATTTGCTCATACAGGACCTTGAATATCGTATTATAAAATTAGAAAATTTAATTAAGGATTTTGACCAACAACATAAAAAACAACAAAAGTTAGAAAAATACCAAAACGAAATACATAAAAATTTAAAACGTGTAGAAAATGAAATAGAGTTTTATCGAAAAAATACAGATTGTCCAATTTGCAAACAAACCATTGATGAAGAACATAGAGAATGTGAAATTATAGAGAAACGAAAAAAGAAATCAGAACTTATTAAAGCAATAGAAAAAATAGAAGAAGAAATAATTCTATCATTTAGTTTGCTAGAAGATATGACCAAAACACAAAAATCTATTTCTGAATTACAATGTGAAGTTACAAAACATAATGCATCAATTTCTGCAATTAATCAGTATATACAAAAAATTAATGAAGAGATACGAAGTTTGAATGAGAGTGGTGCAAATGTAACAGACGCATCAAATAAACTTAAAAATTTGAAGTTGGTTCAAAAAAATCTTTTGACATTAAAAGAGAACCATAGTAACTTATTATCAATCTATGAAATTGCAAATGTGCTACTTAAAGACGGAGGTATCAAAACAACAATCATAAAGAAATATTTGCCTATCATGAATAAATTGATTAACAAGTATTTGGCGTCAATGGATTTTTATGTTTCGTTTAATATAGATGAAAATTTTAATGAGACAATTAAATCCAGATTTCGTGATGAATTCACCTATGCATCATTTAGTGAAGGTGAAAAAATGAGAATCGATTTGGCATTACTTTTTACATGGAGAGCAATTGCCAAATTGAAAAATAGTATGAGTACAAATTTACTCGTACTTGATGAAGTATTTGATGGTTCACTTGATGAGGACGGCACAGGTGATTTTCTTAAAATACTTCATTCTCTTGGTAATGAATCAAATGTGTTTATAATAAGTCATAAAGGAGAAATTCTTTATGATAAATTTAAACATATAATTAAATTTGAAAAAATTAAAAATTTTAGTAAGATATTATGACTGAAAATAAAGTAGAAATTCTTCCATTGGTTCCAGAAGATCATAAATTGATAACTACAAAATTGGATGCCTTTAATTTTGATAAAGATGATGCAGTGAAACTTGAAGATACATTAATTAATTGTATGAATTTTTATAAAGGTATTGGATTATGTGCAAATCAGATTGGCATTAATGCGAGAGTATTTGCTATGATACATGAAGAACAACCAATGGTAATGTTTAATCCTAAAGTGATTACTGTTACTGATGAAAAAATTCTTGTAAATGAGGGTTGTTTAACATATTTTGGTTTGTATCCTAAAATAATAAGGTCTAAAGGTGTCACAATTAATTGGTATGATAAAGAAGAACAACAATTTTCTGGAAGTTTTATTGAGTTGTCCGCAAGAATTATTTTACATGAGTATGACCATCTTAATGGTTATACGTTTTTTGATAGAGCAAAACCTTATTATATGCAACTAGCAAGACAAAAAAGAAAAATATATATACGTAAAGCCAAAAGACAAGCAAAAGAGTCGGAATGATGAAAGATTGGCAAAAAGGGGTTGACCTTGATGTTCTTTTAGCACATACTAAAAAATTTGAGAATTATAATAAGTTTAGTTGTTCTCCTTTTTCAGAAATGAAAAAAAATGATATAGCTGAACATTTGTATAATAATACACTTGTTAATCTTAAAGGTTCTATATTTACAGTTCAAGTATGTAAAGTAAGGTCTCCTATTTACATGTATCAAGATGTTGTGATAGGTTATCGTGAACCTGGAGATATAAAAATTAATAAATTTTCGTTTATTGATTTTGACCAAGAAAATTATCAAGAATTTTATGATTATTTGATACGAGAATATCCAAAAGATATTTGGTTATGTTCTTGGGCCGAAGATACAAAGACAAATGATATATTTGAAGAGTTATCATTTGATAGAGTTGGAACAAAGGTTACTACATTTGGAGAATTGATAGTTTATTGGTTTTTGCCTAATACTAGAAACATATTTGGAGATGCGAGGGAACATCCAGTGGTTCCTGACACAGAGTATCATAATATTGTACAATTAAAACTGCCTGATATTTCAAATTTAATATCTAATATTCAAGCAACAGTGGTCAATCTTCCTCAATTTTCCAATCATTATTCAAATTATAATAAACGTAAATCTTGGTCTGCAATTTCTTTGAGGGGTTATAGACCAGAACCTGAATTTATGACCAAACCTTCTGAGATGAATAAAAAATGGCAAAAAGAAAATGAAGGTATACAGTTTAAAATGCAAAATACATATTTATATAACGATTTTCCAGAAGTGAAAGAATTGACGAATATATTAAATGCAGATGAAATTCATCGTATTCGTTTTATGAAATTGAAATCAGGTGATGGTGAATTGGACCGCCATACTGATTTGGTAGATACTGATTCAGGTGTTGGAAATGGCAAGTTAATGCGAATACATTTTCCTATCGTCACAAATGATAAAGTAATGTTTGAGTCCTGGGATTTAACAGGAAATAAACATTGTGTTAATATGAAGGTTAATGAAGCATGGTTATTAGATACTCGAAAACCACACCGAGCAGTAAATGAGGGAGAAGAAGATAGAGTGCATCTAGTGATTGATGTGGTTGCAAATTCAAATGTGAGATCGTTATTGACTTGAAAACGGAGACCTTTATGCAAATAATTATGGACATCCTTTTACTATTTGGATTGGGAATATTTCTAATTGGTAGTGCATGTATTTTAGTATATTATATATCATGAAAATAACAATGAAAACAAAATATAAATTGGTAGTTAGAGGCGCTGGTAATTATTCAGAAGATAGCTTGTTGAAATTATTTTGCACTGTAATGAGACATAGATTGGAACACCTTTTAAAAGGTGAAGGATGGACTGATTGACAACTGGTAGAATACAGCCACAAATATGGAAACCATGGGAAGAGATTGATGATGATTATCTTGAACTTGTGAAGAATTGGAAAGACCCATATCCTACTCCTCAACTTGTAGAGCATGATGGAATTCTTGTAGTAAGAGATGATTTGCTTAATGCAGGGTCAAAAGTTCGTTTTGTAGATTATCTAATTGGTTCAAATACGGATATTAATGAATGGGTATTTGGGTCATGTCCTGCTACAGGATATGCTCAAATTAGTTTGCCGATAGTATGTAAACGTCATAATAAAAAAGCAGTATTGTTTATGGCAAAACGTAATGAAAAAAATCTAACTGAATATCAAAAACGTGGTATAGAATTAGGCGTTGATTATCATTGGGTAGATAATGGTATGTTGACAGTTACTCAAAAACGAGCAAAAGATTATGCTGCTGAATCTGCTGATAGAATGGTACTTCCTTTGGGGCTTGAACATCCTACAGTTTTGGGTTCAATAATTAAAGTTGCAAGAAACCTTCCTATACAACCTACAGAGGTTTGGACAGTTGGTTCTAGCGGAACATTAAATAGAGGCTTGCAATTTGCTTGGCCAAATGCTACAATACATGTAGTGAGTGTAGGACATACAATGAATGAACGTGAAATAGGTAGAGCAATTTATCATCGTAGTGAGTATAAATTTGACCAGCCTGTAAAAGAGAATGAAATGCCGCCGTTTCCTTCTGCTCCTACATATGATGCAAAAGCCTGGAAGTTTATTCAAGAATTTTCTGATAAAAAAGGTGCAACTTTATTTTGGAATGTAGGGGCATGAAAAACTATTTTTATGAACGTAATGATTATGTATTACACCATGAAGTCAACAAGACATTTGAAGAAGTTCTTTGGATGTCAGATGATGAATTTCGTCAATGGTTGACCGATATGCGAAAAGTGATTGCATATGCTTGGGATGAACTTGGGTTGCCTCCAAGAGTTGGTTGGAATGAAGACAATATTATAAGGCAATTTAATAAGATGTCATCATTTCCAGTGCATGAGATGGACAAAGGTGATAATATTGTTCGTAATACATCTGTGATTGGTAATGCATGTAATCAGTTCTTCCCGACAATGATGAAAACCCGCATTAATTATTCTAAAAATGATGATGGTTTGTCTATCTATGATCATTTTGTGCGTAATGATTTGTCTGAAAAAGTTTACAAATATGCACATCGTCACTTTAAACGTGACAGTTTTTATGAGTATTCACAAACAATACCAATTAAAGGTAGTGTGAAAGATAATTTGATACCTGCAGATTCTGGTAAACAATGGATAGAAATATTTGAACGTGATTTTCGATATAAAGAAACTCATGACTATTGGATTGCACCTCATTCTGAAGATGCAGAATATACTGGTCACAATAAAAAACTTGTGAATGTAAAATGGTGTACATTGACAAAAGATGAAATTAATGAATTAAATATTCCTGAGAAATGTCTTGTTAATGCAAAACTTGATGAAAATGATTTATTTCGTATTCGTCTATTCAAGTTTGGTCAAAAAATATTTCCAGTTGGATTTAAAGCATTTAGAATTTCGTGGTGTCAATATGCAGTAAATTTTCCTCCACTCACGGCTAAATATTTGTATGAGAAATATACTAAACACATTAAAGACCAACATATCATCAATGTTTACGACCCTTCTAGCGGGTGGGGCGGTCGCATACTTGGTGCTATGTCTGTTTGTGACGATCGTAATATCCACTATATTGGGACTGACCCTAATACTGACCATTGGATTAAAGAATTGGGGATTACAAAGTATGAATATCTTGCAACATTTTTTAATGAAAATAAAGGCGGTGTTATACCGCAATTTCAACACAAACACACCTATGAAGTTTATCAAATCGGTTCAGAAGAAATCCAGCATAATAAGCAGTTTCAAACGCACCGAGGAAAACTCGATCTCGTCTTTACAAGTCCTCCTTACTTTGCGAAGGAAGCATATTCGGAAGATGAAGAACAATCTTACAAAAAATTTCCACAATATCAGTCATGGGTAGATGGGTATTTAAGACCGACTCTTGAAACATGCATTGAATATTTAAGACCAAATCGTTATTTGCTTTGGAATATTGCTGATGCGAAGTTTGGCCCTGATATGTTACCGCTTGAAGAAGACAGTAACAAGATACTCCGAGAACATGGTATGGAATTTGTTGAAGTTGTGAAGATGACTTTGGCATGGATGCCAGGAGGTAATCGGATTGGAGAGGACGGTAAGCCGAGTTATAAAAATGCAGTTCAAGTTGATGGTAAGTGGTTTAAATATGAACCAATATTTGTTTGGAAAAAACCAGAATAATTATTTCAATTATGCTTAATAATATGGAGAGTTGGGTGAGAGGCTTAAACCAGTTGTCTTGAAAACAACCGCACTTTCGAGTGCCGTAGGTTCGAATCCTACACTCTCCGCCAAAAAATTAAAAAAACACTTGATATTTTTAACTAGAAATGAGATAATATAAGTGAATGTAATGATTAACCCCAGGAGGTAATTATGATTAAAAAATTATTTTTATTTAGTAGTATATTATTGTTTGCTACATTGAGTGATGCACATCTTTTGTGTTTTTCTGAATATACAAATAAGCCAGGTGATGTTATTACAATTGAACATCTTTTTGATACCGTAGAACAATCATATATCACTCCAACTAAAGATGTTTCAAAACCAGACCCTGTGGTATGGAAAAGTAAAAAAGGTGAACCGATCATATTTAATTTTTCGCAAAAAACTGGAATGCAAACGGCTAACAGGTGGGTAATTGAACTAATAGAACCAGTAACTACTGTTCCAGATGAAATAAAAAAAACTATGTTTGGTAGAACTCTTTGGAAAGTAGAAGTAGTTGGAACTACAATGGCACCAGCTCCTTTCTTTGATGGAAATACTCAATGTGGCCCTGAAGCTCATTGGGTAGGAGTGAATAGTCCATCTTGGGGTGATAATACATATACATCTTATGCTTGGATAGATAATAATAAAGTACT